CATGGAGTTCCAGTCTTTAATACTCCTGACATCGATGTCTTCGCACCTGACGGTGAATTAATAGATATAGGTGTAATAGATAATTGGCAAAACGAAGCAGATGGTTTAAAAGATGATCAAGATGCTTTAAACGAATTTTACCGTCAATTTCCTAGAACTGAAGAGCATGCTTTTAGAGACGAAACAAAAAATAGTATATTTAACTTAGTAAAAATATACGAGCAAATAGATTATAACGAAGAAATGTCTAGAACTCTTGGAATTACAATCGGTAATTTTCAATGGGTTAATGGAGTTAAAGATTCACAAGTAATTTTT